ACTTGACTCATGATATAGTAGAAATGGATGGAATATGGAGCCGGAGGATAAAAATTGAGATGATGGACTGCTTAATAAAAAATGCGACCCGTTCTATTTTTATAAATTTTGGGTATATAGTTGGTGGCGTGGATGCGAAGTATGTATTGGATCAGTTGATTGCGAAGAAGACGAATAATCCATCAATTCGGATAGTCATCTGTTTAATTTTTGTTAATACTGCATATGAAGAAGATTATATGCTTTTATTGAGGAATACGCTAGACGACGTTTTTGTTCTGTATCACGGAATTATACGAACTGACAACTTCCCATATTTTCATTTATCCGTTTGTCATCATAAGTGTGCTCTTTTTGATGAAAAGGAGCTAATTATTGGAAGTAGCAATTATAAGGATGGTTTCATGTATCCGGATGATGTAGATTATGTATCTAATAGAAATAATTTTAAAAATAAATTGAATCACATATTTCATCTGAACATTATCACAAAGAAGTTTGTGGAGTTTGATGTTTATATAAAATTCGATCGCGAAATGGTAGAATTGTTCAATCTGTTTTACAAAGTTATCAGTGGGATAACAATCCAAAAATGCGATTTGGTTGGCTACAATTTCAAAATGGAGATGACTGGAATTAATTACGGGCGCAAATATCCGATTATTGATATATTGCGCGAATCCAAGAAATCAGTAGATATAATTTGCTTCCATCTATGGCCTCGCGGTGATTTCTATAATACACTCATCGATTTATTGAAGAGAGGTGTTCGTCTTCGTTTAATTATTCCATCCGCGGAATCGATAAGCACATATTTTTTTTACATTGTGTGTATGTATCATATTTATAGGTTGAGTCATTTTGGACAAATTGAATATTCAGCTTTTTGCATCGGAGGGTCTGTCCATATTAAGATGATTGTGTCCGACAATTCAAAATTAATGATTTCATCTGCGAACTATAATGAGAAATCACTTAATAAGAAGATAGAGAGTGAATTATGGTGCTATGTCTGGGGGGATAAAACAGAGAAGATTATTAATGGATATAATGATTGGATTGAGAAGATTGATTTCCGAAAGTATCAGCGAGGAGGCCCATTTGGGTGGTTCGGAGACGCTCTGTATCGGGGAACAATGCGGATTGTGTCAGGATTCATTGAATGGATGTTTTAATCCGGAAAAAATATTCTATTGATAATCCAAATGGAGTTTAAGGAAGATATTCACGAGTGGGTTAGTAATCAGCGCGAAATTTCACGGGTCCAAGGAGAGATGGCTCCACTCGAAAAGAAAATCCGGAAATTGAAGGATAAGTCGGCATCATTAGAGAAGAATATCGTTGATTTCATGAGCAAGAATAATATGAGCGGGAGCCGGATTGAAGTCGGAGGCAACGCCAACATTTTTATGAAAGATATTGGGCGCATTGAATCAATCAGTCGCGACTTCCTGTTAAAAAAGGCGACAGCATATTTCAAAGATGAAGCGACCGCAAAGCGGTTCGTCGATTACATATACAACTCCCGCGAAAACAAAATGAAGAAGCGCCTTGTAATGTCTTCTTCAAAAACGGCTTAAAAGGAATCGTCTATATATTTAGAAATTGAAAATGTATACCATTGGTGCGTTTCGTAAAAAGAATGTTAATGAAGAAGTCAAAGTAGATGAGAATCCTCATTTGATTGAAGAGCATCCTCATTTGGTTGAGGAGTGGCCTTCTTTGGTTGAGAAGTCGGTTATGATTGAACCGGTTGTCCAACAGACCTCTGAGAAAAAGGATTGGATTATTTTAACAAAAAATAATATCACAGAAGATGAAAAACCGGAAGATATTAAGAAAGATCAGATATTGCGAGTTATACGACATAATGACCGAGAAATTATATTGAAGAAATCATATTATGAATATATGAGAGAGAATGAGACTTATATGAGAAGTGTGTATGAGAAGATTACTATGATAAATCCAATCTATTTTGATAAATTGCGTTCATCGGAGAGGGGGTTTATAATATTTAGCCGGTTCGTATTTAGCAAATATATTTTTGACAAAAACAATTTAAAGGGATTTCGCGATTTATTATAAATATACAATGGAAATATCCAATAAGAAATTGAAAGTGCTTGAACTTCAAAAGGAAGAAGAAAAGAAGGAGACTTTTGAAGAATTTAAAAAAGATTTAGATGAAGAATATTTAGATTTATTCTCAGATGGACATTATGACATTTTTGTAAATCTAATGAAATTGTTGAATATTCATAGAATTAATGACCCGTATCAATATTTAGATTTTGTTGCGTTTTTGGATAAGTATTCGTCTCATCGTCATAATTATATGGAAGAAGAAATTAAGAAATATTTAGATGATGAAGAAAGAGATAATAATAGTCAGGATGAGGGATTTAATAATGATACAAATTTTGAAATATATCATATTGAGAAGAAAAGATATGGTGAATTATTATAAAATAATAATCTTTACAATATTATAAAGATGTCATTTTTCGAGTTAGATGGCGGCGGTAAAGCCAAAGCGAGAAAATCTACGAAGCCTAAGACTACAAAAACAAAGAAAACTCCTACTAAGAAATCTACTTCTGGAAAGAAGAAAACTCCTACTAAGAAATCTTCTGGGAAGAAGAAAGGAGGAAACTTTTTAGGAACTGTTTCTGAGCTTTTTGCTCCTGCGGGTTGGGAGAATTTTGTAACGGCGGCCGGTTTACTTGCGCTTGATAGAACCGACAATTTTTTACGTAAGAGTAAGGATTCTAAAAAGCAAAAAGGTGGTGCGGATGATATAAAGGGTGAGGAAGAAATGACTGGTGGTGCTCGTAAGAGGAGTTCTTCCAGAAAACAGCGCGGTGGAAGTGATGGACATAACACAATTGAGGCTTTGGACATGATGATGGCGGGTGGTGAGGAACAGGAAATAACTTCTCCGACTGATACTACATCACAGACTGGTGGTGCAAAGAAGAGGTCGAAGTCCAAATCGAAGCCTAAGCCTAAGCCTAAGCCTAAGTCTTTTAGACTTAGGGGAGGAGCAATGACTAAAGAAGAAAAAATGGATTTTCTTAAACAATATAAATATAGTCAACAACAGACACAAAATCAAAAAAATGCATTTCTTGCACAATATCAGGAAAATCCAGAAGCAATGGGATTACTCAATGCTTATAATAAGATAAATAAAAATATTTTTCAGTATAATCCAGAAAGTAATAGTAATAAAGAAAATCAAATAATAAATAAAGCAATTCAAAATCAACAAGCAAGCATGGGACAATCAGCAAGCATGGGACAATCAGTAAATAACTCAGAACGAATAGCAAATAACTCAGGACAAATAGCAAATAACTCAGGACAAATAGCAAATAACTCAGGACGAATAGCAAATAACTCAGGACTATCAGCACCCCCCCAACCAGCACAAACCCAACCAGCACAAGCACAAGAAGAAAACAAATCATTATTTGCATTCGGCGGTAAAAAACCCAAGACCAAAGCCAAGAAAGCTCCCAAAAAGAAGTAAATAAATTATAAATAATTTAATTTTATTTTTACAAAAATAAAATTAAATCTCCTCAATAACAACAACACAGCAACCTAATTTTTCACGATGTCATTAGTTAAATCAACAGTCCCCATCATTGTCATTCGACAGCAGTATCTTTCAATTCCTAAATCGTCCATTGCGCGACACTCCGTTGATTTAGGAAGGTCTTCTCCGACCCCGATAACCAGAGTCTTCTTCTCTTTCTCCAACATTTCCTTGCTGGTTCCTTCTTGTAATTTTTCAATATATGGTTCCCACAAATGAGCAAGAACTTTTCCGCATGTAAAACATCTTATTGGAATAATCATATTATCTTTATATATGATTATATTTTTAAATTGAAAAATCACTTTTTTCCAGTTTTCGTTTAATTTAGAGTATTTTATTCTATAGAATATATAATTATGCACATTACTGAGGGTAGAATGAGCAAACAACTTGAAATGAAATTAACTATTATTGAGAAGGCTGTCCAGCAACTCATTAATATTACATCTGGTTTAGCAATCGATAACCAGAGGTTGAACCAGCGGGTCAATCATCTTTCTAAGCAGGTCGCAGGAGGAACAGCAGGAGATGACTCATTAAATAAGCCAGATGATATCGAATTGAACATCGCAAATGTTCAGAAAATTCTTAAACAGCAACAGCAGGGACCTGCACAGCAGGGATTCGGTAAGAAAATCATTACTAATTAGAGAATATTTGCTTCAATTTATCTCTTGAAATTTCAAGATTTAAGTCCTTTTTTATTTTTTGCTTTATTGTCATTATCCCCACATTTTTAAGCAAGTGTCTATACTCCATTATTTTATCCACGTGTTCATCATATTTCTCCCCCTTCGGACCCGTATTGATATGGACCTTCTCCTTCTTTTCAACCCAATCCAACTTGCGGTCCCCACCATGACTACTAACACTGCTACTCACCCATCCGCGAATTTCAATCCCATCATTATGAACATCCCGATGATGGTCCGCACACAAAACAACAAGATTCCCCCGATGGTTCTTATGAAAATGGTCGATGTTCCCTGAGCAATCCGCGAACTTCTGACTGCTTACGTGATGAACCTCCAAATTGTTAGTCGAATGACATATAGAGCACTCGCTAACATAGACGCTCTCATTATAGGTGCTCTTCTTCGACGACACAATCTCATCCCCACATTCAACCAACTGCTTTCGCACCTTTGACGCAATCCTCAAAAACTCATCATTTTCAACGATATGTTCCGCTACTTCCAGACCATATAGCTTCCTCCCAACGCCCTCATATATCTTCCGCCCAAACAGGATTTTTCCATTCTCGATTTGGAGGTCGATATAGAAATGGCGTAATCGTCCCGCATCTACGCACTCTTGTATTACATCAATCTCGTGTAATTTATGTAAATGGGTCGCAAATAGAAAATTTGCGGTTCTCCCGCATAAAATAGAGACCGCGCTACTGACAATACTGATAGCACTATCCATTTCGGTCCCGCGACATATCTCATCCCCCAGAATCAGTGAATTCTTGTTCGAATACTGTAATATTGTCCGAAGCTCAGTCATTTCAAGTGCAAAACTGCTTAGGCCCCGAAAAATATTGTCGTTGCCCATAATACGTGTGTAAAGTGTCTTGAATGGTGAATATTCCATATTTTCCGCTGGGACGTACATCCCCATCTGCGCCATAATAACAGCCAGACCCACTGCCTTCAAAAGAGACGATTTTCCACCGCCATTCAACCCATAAAGAAGCATCCCATTTCCGTCCAAATGGACGTCATTCGGTATATAAAGAGTGTCCTGATTTATTTTCTCAATTATCGGATGGCGCAACCCGTGAATCATCAGAAAACTGCTCTCCCTCGGAACAATCACCGGCCTACTATACGCATTCTCCTTACACACTTTACCCATACTTACAGTCATATCAACAGTCGAAATACAGCGGACCACTTTATCAAAAACAGCCTCGAATGTTTTGTATTCGGAGCAACACCATTCAACAAACTTATCGCGCACCCGATTCTTAATCTCCACTTCTGCCCTTAAAAGGCGGTCGTTAGATTCATCAAGATCCCTCTCGACAATCCGACTGATATTTGCGCCAGTCGCCCTTATCTTATCGGCTCCAATCTTCTTTGCGAGGGCCTCTCCGCGTTTGGACGTCGTTTTCAAGAAGTAGCCATCCCTCTCATTGGACTCCATTTTCACACAGTCCATCTTTCCGGGGTCAATCATCCGGCTATAACGAACGGCCTCCTCTTCCAAGAATTTGCGCTCAATCTGAATAAGATTCTGGACCTCATCTAATTCAGGGATGACTCCCTTCTTAAAGAAAGACTGAGTTATATCATTCAAATTAAATGTGGCCATGATATCAAGATCGAATGTATTATAAAATTTCTGATAAAATTCCATGAATCCACTACTATCCATCGCAAAAGTATCCATGAAATTATTATCATCGAACGAGAAGTCAGTCATTTCCAATATTGTTTTGATTGCGTCAATGGAGAATTCAAAAGTTGCCATTTCGTGCGGATGTAGGTAGCCAATACTCATCTTACGAAAAAAGCGCTCCAAGTCAATGATTGAACCAAGAATCTTGTCGTAGCGCAACCAATATTGACCCGCAATTACTCGGTCCAATATCTCATATTTTTTTGCCAGTATCTGGGGATTTATAATGGGATTAAGCATCCACGATTTCAGCAAACGACGACCCATCATGGTTTTCGTAGAATCCAAAATGTTAAATAGACAACTATTCCCTCCCATCTCATCGCGGACGATATTTAGTTGGTAGAGAGTATTATTATTGAGGATGAGATGCTTCTTTTCCTGCCACTCCCTTGGTAATTTAAGAGACCGAAGAATTCGTTCATCGTGGTCAAAAATGAAATCGAGGGATAGCATAATCGCCATTGTCGCCATTGGTTGAAATTCCAAGTTCATAGCCTCTAATGGGGATAATAACGACTTGTTCTCAAAAACGCGGGCGAGTATCTCATTCTGATAAACCACGCGCGAGTAATCGGTCTTTAATTTGCGGATGTAGTATTTTCGACGGTATAATTCGAGATGACACTCGATATCGCGAACGGCCACCTCTAATGCGCATTCAATATTGATGACGACCTCCTTCGGGTCAATCGATTCCATAAAACGGAATATGTCCTCATATACGATTTCGAAGTCATTATTGAGTGATTGCGTTTGAAAGAAGATGCCATCCCCCGTCGTCAAATCGAATGCGCTCAGACCAGCTACCAGATTCGCTTTCCCTAGCCGGTCCCGCACTACCTCAAAATAGATAGATAGCACATAATTATTGACGGTTTTATATTCATCCGCGATATACATCGAGGGCGACTGGACCCGTGTCAAACGGCGTTCCGGATTCGGGGGCATTGTGGTCTGCTCCACATAAACGATGGTCATCCCACTAGTAATAAGGGCTTTAATATGTTTTTCGGAGTGAGCGACGGGGACCCCTACGAGCAGTGGATTTTTGCGGGAATTCTCCAATATTTTCTTGTTTTTGCGGGTCATCGCAATATTCAGTATCTCGCTGACGCGCTTGGGCTGTCCGACGCGCTCCTTTTCATTATCTACGCCGTATATTTCATAGAATGAGCCATTTTCATAAAATACGATTGTATCTTTCCCGTATTTTTTCTCAGCTTCTAACTGATATGTGATATATTCATCTATCATTGTCATAATTTCAATATAAATAGAGAGTTTCTTTTATATTGGTTTCACGCTAATTTGTAATCTTCGGTTTTTTTGAATTCATCAATGAGGTCAGCAAACATTTTGTATTGGAGTTGTTTTTCGGAACCGAAGAATTTTTTAAGAGGGAACTTGAATGGTTTTATATGGATTTTGCGTCGGTATGATTTATATTCAGGACTTTTCATAAAATGGTCAATTTTTTCCATGAGTGATTTGTAATTGATATCAAACTGCTTTTTCATATCGGCCACGTAATGGGGGTTCTCTTTTAATAGCTCATCCCAATATTTTTTGAGGAATTTTTCGACATTTGTGAAATATTTTTTTACATTTAAAAAATCTATTTTAAGTTTATATTTATCTAAATATTTACTTTCTTTCACATTATAGTCTTGACTTGTTGTAATTATCCATCTTAAATAATAATAAAATAGTTTATCCTTATTTTTATCATAATCAATATTTTCATATAATTGGATTGAGTTAATAATATTACGTTCTTCTGTTGTTATATTTATATATTGATTATTTGAGCGACATGATTCTAAAACAATATGATGATAAATTTCTTCTTGACTTATATCATTATTGAAAATATATGATATTTTATTAAAATATGGAATTTCTACAAT